AAACTTGTAATAATTTAGAAATGAAGCAAACCAAATTAGAAGATGCTATTTCTAAGTTAACAGACATCTCAGCAGATCTTAATAAAATGATAGCAGTGCACGAACTACGCCTTTCGCAGCAAGAAAAAATCACAGATAGTCTAGAGATTATTCTAGAAAAAAGAAGAGACGAATTCGACGAGCGCGAGGAAAAAATTTACGACACAATTGAAAAAGAAGATAAAAGAATTAGTGATAAGATAGACCAGTCTTTTGATAAATTTTCTAAAAAATTGGCCGACCTAGAGAGAATGATGTGGATCTATGGTGGTGGCTTTGCTCTTGCAGCATTCATAATTGCGAATTGGGGTGATGTAGCAAAACTCCTACTAAAAAATTAACTTTGACTTTTTTGTAAATACCAGTATAATCATATGTGAGGTCATAATGAGGATATTTGATGGATTGGTTAGCACACAAGTATATTGGTATTGTTTCTGCTCGACTAGAGAAGTTCAAGCGTAAAGGTTCGAACCTCTACAACTTTCGTTGCCCTATCTGTGGCGACTCAGAATCCAATAAAAATAAAGCACGAGGATACATCTACCAGAAAGAAGGTAAGATGATGTTCCATTGTCACAACTGTGGAGCAACAATGGGCATCCCGAACTTCATTAAGATGTTAGATGTCAACCTATATAATGAGTATCAGCTAGAGAAATTGGCTGATAGAAAAACCCCAGAACAAGACGACTACGAGAAATTCGTCGAAAAGATGAAGCCGCCTGTCTTTATGAAATCTGGACCACTAAAGGGATTGAAGAAAGTTTCGCAGCTTTCTCCTGATCATCCTATCAAGAAGTTTGTCGTCGAAAGAAAGATTCCCAATGTATATCATGCCAAGCTATTTGCATGTCCTAATTTTATGCATTTTACTAATAATTTGGTACCCAACAAGTTTTCAGCTGAGTCTTTGGCTAAAGATGAGACAAGGCTTCTTATACCTTTTCTCGATAGTAATAAAGCTGTTCATGCCTATCAAGGAAGAACCTTGGGATCTTCAGGACTTAAATATATTACAATTGTTCTTAATGAATCAGTACCTAAACTTTATGGGTTGGACACTTGTGACCGTAGTCGAATTATACCTGTCGTTGAGGGTCCGATTGACAGTATGTTTGTTCCTAATAGCATTGCTACTGCTGGAGGTGATCTCATTAGTGCAGTCCAAACCTTTGATCGATCTAGACTTACCATCGTCTACGATAACGAGCCTCGATCAAGAGAGACAGTAAAAAAACTTGACAAAGCCATTATGAACGGGTATAATGTTTGCATATGGCCAGAAACTTTGGAACATAAAGACATCAACGATATGGTTCTAGCAGGATTGTCTCCTGAGTTTATTGAACACATCATTAAAACAAACACATATAAAGATTTGGCCGCTAAACTGGCCTTACAGAAATGGAGTAAAGTATGATCGTTCGTAAGAAGCCTGTTGAAGTTGAAGCTCATAAACTGACACAAGATAATGCCGGTATTCTGGCTGATTGGTGTAAGGGATTGCTTGTTAAGCGAGCAGATAACTTCGAAGCATCTATTCAGATTATGACTCTTGAAGGCGTAATGACTGCACGACAGGGCGATTATATTATTAAGGGTGTTGCTGGAGAGTTTTATCCATGCGCACCTGCTATCTTTGAAAAAACTTATGAGGTTATCGAGAAATGAGAGCATGGGATATGTTAAGAGAACAATTTAAACCAGACGATAAAGGTCGGTTTAAAACTCTACATGCAATGGAAATAGCCAAACAATTGGAACAAGAAGTCGTTCGTCTCAGTAAATATAAAGCAATGGTATTGTTTATTGCTAATGATTATCATGAACTGTCACACGACAAGGCACAATGGCAACGTGATGATTGGAAGAAGCGTTGTAAGAAACTGATAGAGGAAGATAACAAATGAACGAAATTGCTGAAAACCTAAATAGATGCGTAGGCCACGGAGTACCAGTCCCGCCTACTCTAACACTGTTTAGGAGTGCCAGCATGTCTATTTATAAGTCCGATCGAGACAGAAAATATCGCCGTATATACGAAAATCATTACGGTCCAATCCCAAAAGACACCAACGGTAGATCATACGATATACACCATATAGATGGTAATCGTAGAAATAACGACCCAGCTAATCTCATAGCGTTATCAGTTGACGAGCACTATAAAATACATTACAATCAACACGATTGGGGTGCATGTCATCGTTTAGCCATACGACTAAAATACTCTTCAGAAGAGATCTCCGAACTTGCTAAGAAAGCAGTTACGAAGCAGATAGAAGATGGTAAAAACGTATTGGTTGGTCCAGAAAATAATAGAAAAATGATAGAAGATGGAACGCATCCGTTATTAGGTGGAGAAGCATCAAGAAAAGGTGTATTATCTCAACTAAAGAATGGAACCCATGCTTGTCAAACTGTAAAAGATTGTGAAATATGCGGTAAACCCATAAAAGGCGCAGCGAATTATCAGAGACACCTAAATTATTGTAGAAAGAGAGAAATGATATGTCAGTGAAGGTAGTAGCAATAACACAACCGCTAATTGTAGCGTATAAAGATCAAGCGAATAAAGATGTTTATATGACTGCAGAAGAATTTATCGCTTATGCTGCTCGTGTTAGCAATCCTTCTAATCAGATGAATAATGAAACTTCTGGTAAGTTGCTTCAGTATTGTATCAATAATAAACATTGGTCTGTATTCGAACAAGTCTTTCTTACTTTAGAGATCACAACTACAAGAGATATTGGCAGACAGATTCTTCGACACCGTTCATTCACTTTTCAAGAGTTCTCGCAAAGATATGCAGACCCTACGCAAGATATGAATTTTGTTACAAGGGAAGCAAGACTACAAGATCATAAAAACCGTCAGAATAGTATTGAAGTTGATGATGAAGATTTGTCGATTCGATGGGATGCCCGACAGAAAGACGTAATTGAATATACGAAAAATGCATATCAGTGGGCTATTGATAGAGGCATTGCCAAAGAACAATGCAGATCAGTATTACCAGAAGGACTCATTGAAACTAAAATGTATATGAGTGGTTCTTTGAGGTCGTTTATCCACTGGATCGATATTAGAGCCGAAGCAGGCACACAGAAAGAACACCGCCTGGTGGCTGAATCTGCCAAAGAAGAAATACTAAAACATTTCCCGTCATTAAATGAGTATTGGTATCCAGAAGGCGGATTAACTGGTTATGATGAATTTGCTTTCAAACAACAACTATTAGGGAAGGAATTTGAGAAAGTTCTTTACGATAATCTAGATGATTTGTATGTGACAGATGAAAAACCTAAGTCATGGTGGTGGAGGTTTTGGTCATGAGTAAAATAGTTCTCGTTGAAACCGTTTCTATGTTCCGGCATATATACGCTGTAGAACTTGAAGATAACCAACCAGCAGATTATGCTGTAGAAGATGTTATGTATTTTACTACTGGCGGAGAAACAGAATTTGACGAAGTAGCACAAGAACATGTTGGCGAAAACATCTTATCACACCGTGTAGTAACTGAAGAAGAATACTTAGAACTTTTTGATCAACATAATCCATATGCCGCTCCTATGTGGACAGTTGATCAGAAGAAGAGATATATATACAAGGCTAAGCAATGCGAAAGCGAGATTCCAAAAGAAGATGGAAAGCAAGACTGAGACTGGGAAAGCAAATACCAATTTGGGTTATGATGAAGTATCGAGTATATCCTCCGCCCAATGAAAAACTCAAAGAAATTTATAATATATATAGAGAAACCGTTATGTTCAAAGAGGCAAATAAATGACAGACTTTACAGTTTACCAGCAGTATATTCACAAGAGCCGTTACGCAAGATTCCTTCCTGAAAAGAACCGTCGAGAACATTGGAATGAAACTGTTCAACGTTACGTTGATTACATGTTCGAGAAGGTTAATATCAACGACGATAAACTAAAGAAGGAAGTTTACGACGCTATCTATAATCTTGAAGTAATGCCTTCAATGAGAGCTCTTATGACTGCTGGTAAGGCTCTTGATCGTGATAATGTTGCTGGTTATAACTGTTCATACCTACCAATTGACGATCCTAAAGCATTCGATGAAGCAATGTGTATTCTTATGAATGGCACTGGTGTTGGCTTCTCTGTCGAACGTCAGTATGTAAATAAACTACCGGAAATTCCAGATCAGCTTTATGATTGCGACACTGTCATTACAGTTCGTGATTCTAAGGAAGGTTGGGCCAAGGGATTGCGTATGCTTATCTCCTTGCTTTATGCTGGCGAAGTTCCAAAGTGGGATCTATCTAATCTACGTCCTGCTGGTGCACCACTAAAGGTGTTTGGTGGTCGTTCTTCTGGACCAGAACCATTGAATGATCTATTCAAGTTTGTTATTCGTATTTTCAAAAACGCACATGGGCGTCGTCTCACTTCACTAGAGTGTCATGACATTATGTGTAAGATAGGCGAAGTCGTAGTCGTTGGTGGCGTTCGACGTTCAGCAATGATCTCCCTATCTAACTTATCAGACGACCGTATGCGTCATGCTAAAGCAGGACAGTGGTGGGAAGCAAATGTTCAAAGAGCTCTATCAAACAATTCAGCAGTATATACCGAAAAGCCAGACGTCGGTCAGTTCATGGCAGAATGGCTCGCAATTTACGAATCGAAGTCGGGCGAAAGAGGTATCTTTAGTCGAGACGCATCTCAGAGAGTGGCACGCAAAAACGGTAGAAGAGACCCATCTTTTGAATTCGGCACTAATCCCTGCTCTGAGATTATCCTGCGACCTTATCAATTCTGTAACCTTACAGAAGTCGTTATACGAGAGTCTGATACTGAGAAAACACTTGCTAGAAAGATTAAAGTTGCAAGTATACTTGGTACTTTCCAGTCAACAATGACATACTTCCCATATCTACGTAAGATTTGGCAGAAGAATACAGAAGAAGAAAGACTACTTGGTGTTTCATTTACTGGCATTTATGATTGCCCGTTGATGAATGATTATAATGATCCAGAGTTACCTGCTCGTCTAGAACGTCTTCGTCAGGTTGCTATTGATACAAATAAAGAATGGAGCGAGAAACTTGGAATTAATCAGTCAGTTGCAATTACTTGCGTTAAACCTTCAGGGACAGTTTCGCAGTTGGTTCTTTCCCCTAGTGGTATTCATCCCGGTCATGACCGCTATTATATCCGTCGTGTGCGTAGCGATAACAAAGACCCGCTTACAAAGCATCTTATTGATGCTGGTGTGCCTCATGAACCTGACGTTACTAAGCCTCACGCTACTACTGTCTTTTCGTTTCCAATGAGACTACCAGATACTTCAATTACCAGAGAGAATGTATCAGCTATTGATCATCTAGAACTTTGGTTGAAGTATCAGCGTCATTGGTGCGAGCATAAGCCATCCGTTACTATTAACGTAAAGGAAGAAGAATGGCCACGTGTTGGTGCATGGGTTTATGATCACTTTGATGAAATGTCTGGCGTATCATTCCTACCGCATGATGGCGGAACTTATCGTCAGGCTCCATACGAGACAATTACCCAAGCTGATTACGAAGATCTAAATAAAAATATTCCAACTACAGTCGATTGGGATGCTCTTATTGAGATGGATGACAATGTCGAGGGCGTTCAGACACTAGCATGTACTTCGGGTAATTGCGAAATATGATAGACGAAAAGTGGGAAGCTAAGAATGTTGGGTTAATTGAAAAACAATTCTTAGCTTCCCAAGAAGATAGAAATAAAAGAATAGAAATTTGCGAAGCGTGCGAACATCTACATCGATGGAAATATTGTAAATTATGTTGGTGTTATATGCCTCTCAAAACTCACATTAATAATTCAAGTTGCCCAATGGGTAAATGGGGTCCAGTATGAATACTAATGATTGGCAAAACGGTTATACTGCCGGATATCAAAATGGCTGGGAAGCTGGTTACAATAGAGGTAAGACCGAAGGTCTCCCTCCTTCAAACCCTTACAAACCAAATCTGCAAGATGATTACTTAAATAAGAAGCCGAGTTTTGGACATACTTGTTTTGTTTGTGGTAGATTTTTCGAGGCTGGTAAAGCGTATGGATATGTTTGTGGATATCATAATTGTCCGTCTAAAACATATTGCTCGACTACTTCTAGCGTAACGGCTGTTGCTTCTAGTAATGCATGTATAAATTCTTCTAATACTGCAGTATTTGACCCATGGTATTCAGTTAATGCATCTTCGGCTGTGCCGGACGGTTTATCTTATGAAGAGATTTATGGCTCTGTGGTTTATCAACAAAACAAAAAGAAGGAATAATAAATGAAGGTTGATGCAGAATTATTCGATCTTTGTAGAGAATTTATTAAAGAAAACAAAATTGATTGTTCGGAGACTATCTATCAAACAGATAGAATAGTTGAAAATTCTTTAGAATTTATTGAAGCTATCTGTGAATTGATTGGTTATCACGAAGAAGATGAAGACGAAGAAGAATACGAAGAGGACTAAATATCCCGAAGGAGATTCGGGATGTCATGGATTTATAAAGGTGAGATTGTAGAAGATATTGGTAATTATATTGGGTTTGTCTATATGATTACCAATCTTCGCACCGAAAGAAAATATATCGGTAAGAAGAATTTTTATTTCTCAAAGACAAAACAGCTCAAGGGTAAGAAAAAGAAATACAAAGTAGAGTCTGATTGGAAAGACTACTTTGGATCTAATGAAGAGCTAAACCATCACGTAAATATATTCGGCCAAGATCAATTCAGAAGAGAGATTCTTAGATTCTGTTCTTCGAAAGGCGAGATGTCATACTTTGAAGCCAAGTATCAGTTTCAGAACGATGTTCTCGAGTCCGATCAATGGTATAACTCGTGGATCTCGTGTAAGATACACAAGAAACACTTGACATTTTTGAAAAAGAAGGTATAATAAACCTATTAACAATGGAGGTGCATAATGCCATGGCCAAGTAAGAATCGACCACGTAAGGGTCGCCGTAAAGTCGGCAGTCAGAAGCGCAAGGCTCGTCGTTTGAAGGGTCGCAAGCGTAAGTAATTTAATCAAGAAAGGTGAATAATAATGAATAAGTTTTTTCTATCAGCAGCAATCGTTCTCGGTCTAACAGTTTCTGCATCCGCACTAACAACCCTAGACGAGACTCACAACGGTAAGACTGTTGCTGTTCCTGGTGCTACCAAGAGCAATGGCGTTTATGCACCAGCCGCACAGTATACCCCACACGGTCTAGTTGTGACTGCTCCTCCAGGCGCTGACGTTGATGTTGATAACGACGGTAGCGATATTTCTATTGATATTACCCCAAAGGGTAAGCAGGGTCTTCTTGGCCTTGGTGTTCTAGGACTATAAGAAATGCGTAAGCTGGATCTGGACGAAGTTAGAGAGTTCATTGTCAACACATCATTGTCAACAAAAATCTACATCGGTTCAGATTCAGCACGTTATCGTAAGGGTGATGTCTGGCATGCTGAATACTGTACTGTTGTGGTTGTTCACTATGATGGTAATCGTGGTTGTAAAGTTTTTGGTCAACTAGAATCTGAAAGAGATTATGATCAGAAGAAGGATAAGCCACGTATGCGCTTGATGAATGAAGTTATGCGCACAGCACAGATGTATTTGGATCTTGAGGAAGTTATCGGCTACCGAGATGTTCAAATCCATCTGGACATCAACCCTGACGAGAAGCATGGTTCTTCATGCGTAATCTCTGAAGCAGTTGGCTATATTAAGGGATTTTGTAACGTAGTACCTTTCGTAAAGCCCAACGCTTTCGCAGCATCTATCGCAGCTGATAGGCTGTTGGCATAATGAACTGTAAAGAAATAGAGACATCCAGTAACAGAATAATTCATGTATATGATGACTTGTTTGGTTACGCCGAAAGGTACAATTTTTATCTTTTCTATTCGAATTCTTTATTCAATATAACTGGTAATGATAGTGCTTCTTCGTCGTATCGTAAACAAATCTTTTCTAGATATTCTTACGTTGACTTGGAAACGTCAGGAATGCTAGAAACAGAAGGTTTCAAATTTATTTCTAAGAAGTATGATTTGCCTTCTAGAGAAATTCATCAGATACGAGTAAATTGTTCTAACGCTGCTGAGGATTGTTCTTTCCATACTGATTGTAAAAACGGGTTGACGTTTTTATATTATTCAAATATGGTTTGGGATAATGAGTGGGCTGGGTGTACTCTATTTTCTTCTGAAGACTTACAAGAAGTAGAGTACTGTTCTTTCTTTAAACCAGGAAGGGTTATTGTATTCGATGGATCTATTCCTCATATGATCCTTCCGCCAAATATGTACGCAAAAGAAAACAGATTATCGTTTGTGATTCAATATAAGTGAAATGCTATCTGAGAATGGCAAGAAAAATGTAAAGAAGTTTACCACAGATCAGTTATCTGAGAATGGTAGAAAAGGCGGTCTTGCTCTTAAAGGTAGACCAAAAAGCGAAGCCC